TATGCCGCATTAGCACTAGGAGTTCCCGCAAATGTGAAAATTATCAGTGCCAATAATTTTAAGCAAGGTGTGGCGGAAGGTGTCTCAAACAGTATGTCTACTGATGATATGATTGCGTATCTAAGACAGCACCACGATACTAATCTACACCAAGATTATTTAAATCACCTAAACACCTTTAGTAAGTTTGTATTGAAAGATATACCCGTAAACTCAATCAAAACAGATTTATCAGGTTTAGACAGAGAAAAAGTAGAACAGTATAAACAAATGGACTTTAGCAAGGCCCCTCCTATTGTAATGGGCGGGGGATATATTTTAGATGGTTATCATAGAGCAAACGTAGCAAAAGCATTGGGTATTCCTACTATTAAAGCCTATGTTGGTATCACAACAAAATAACCTAAACTCTTTACTTTACAACACTCCTGTAGTACAATATGTATTACAGGAGTTACCATATGATTATCGGAGTTACAGGTTTAATTGGGTCGGGCAAGGACACGATTGCTGACTATCTTTGCACATTTCACGGATTTAAACGTATGAGTTATGCGGCTTCATTAAAAGACGCGGTAGCCGCAGTATTTGGTTGGAATAGAGAATACTTAGAAGGTTCTACTAAAACAAGTAGGGCTTGGCGTGAGCAACGTGACGAATGGTGGAGTAATCGTTTGGGTATGGATATTACCCCTCGATGGGTCTTACAATATTGGGGTACAGAAGTATGCCGTAATAACTTTCACACTGATATTTGGGTTGCAAGTGTAGAGAATAAACTACGCCAAACTGATGAAAACATTGTGATTACTGACTGCCGTTTTGCCAATGAAGTCATAGCATTAAAGAACGTAGGTGCTGTTACGATGCGTGTTAGTAGGGGCGAACGTCCTGTTTGGTATAGTGCCGCAGTTGATTATAACAATGAACCTGAGGGTAGCGAACAGAGATTAAAAGCTAAGATAGAGTTAGGTAACTATTGCGTACACGCTAGCGAGTATTCTAGTATTGGTTTACTATATGACTATTACATTGATAACAATGGCACCATAGATGAGTTACACAAGCAAGTCAACTCAGTGGTCAACTTCTAAGTCACCACGACGCCAAGTTATTTCTTTACGTTTAACAACCTCAATACAGCATAAGCAGACAGTTCGTAAATTGGTAAGAGCAATATTTTCTAAATTACCATCAATGTGATATACTGTCAACTGTGATGTAAACAAACTTTTAAAGCCACATAAGTCACAAGTGGCTTTTTTCTTGTAACCACTCTTAGTCCAGTTAGCCTTTCTGGGCTTTAACTTTTTCTTCTTACGACCACACTCATCACATCCGCTTCGATAGTGTGTGACACCCTCACGGATATAATTCACAGCGCAGTGATTCTTTCCGCAAGATTTACATATAGGTCTTAGCATACAGTATTTATAACCTTCGAAGGCACGGTAATACCGTCTTTTTTGAATTTTCTACTAAATAATAGTATGCAATTTAGGTAGTAAACCTCATAATTTTACATAAAGGAAAAATAAAATGGCATTAACATCTCCAGGCGTAGAAGTAACGATCACCGACGAAAGTCAATACTTACCAGCCGCAACAGGCTCAGTTCCGCTCGTTCTATTAGCAACAGCACAAAATAAAGCAAACGCTAGCGGTACAGGGGTAGCAGTAGCTACTACGGCAGCTAACGCAAATAAATTATATCAAGTAACAAGTCAACGTGATTTAGTAAACTTATATGGTACACCGTTCTTCTATACAACGACAAACGGTACACCAATTCAAGGTTACGAATTGAACGAATATGGTTTGTTAGCGGCATACTCATTGCTAGGAGTTACAAATCGTTGCTACGTACTACGTTGCGACATTGACTTAGCAAGTTTAGTAGGTCAAACAGGTCGCCCAACTGGCGCACCAGCAGATGGTACATATTGGTTAGATAGTACTACAAGTACTTGGGGTATCTATGAATTTAATGCAACAACTGGTCAGTTTGCATTACAATCACCTATTGTTATCACAGATAGTACTAATTTATCCGGTGGTGTTCCTCTAGCAAGCATTGGTGCTATTGGTGATTATGCAGTTAATGCATTACAAGTAACAACTAATCCATCGGGTGCGGAACGAACATATTATTATAAAACAACTAATAATGTATGGGTAATCTTGGGTAGTTCTGATTGGAAAAACGATATTCCTGCAATTACATCAACTGTTTCTAACCCAACCATCTCAGCAGGCGGAACACTTGTTATTGGTATGAGTGGTTTATTCTCTGCTACTATCACTATTACATCAGGTGATAGTGTATCTGACATTGCAACTGCAATTAATAATCTAGGATGGACATATCTATCAGCAGAAGTTAGAAGTGGTAAGTTATGTATATTTACTGACCAATACCTATCAGCAAGTGTTGGTACAGCAAACGCTAGTCTAGAGATTAGTGGAACAGGTTCATTCTCTGCATTAGGTATTTTGGCAGATACTTATTATACCACTCTAGTCGCATATGGAACAAGTGCTCAAATGCCATTGTGGACAAGCAGTCAATCACAACCTCGTCCAACAGGTAGTGTCTGGATTAAGGTAGGAGCAGCCGGCAATGGATTGACACCAGTAATGTCCAGATATAGTACAGCCACAGCATCATTCATTGCAAAAAATATATCATTGGCTACCGCAGACTGGGCGGTGACTTCAGTGTTAGATGCAACAGGTGGACAAGCTATTCCTGCAGGAACAATCTATGGTCAATATAATTTCAACGGTTCTTCTACAACATCACCCGTATATTTTTGGGAGAGAATTGCAACCGGTCCTACTGTTGTAACAGGTAGTAACACAGCTCCTGATTTCACAGCCGGCCCATATTATATGCAAGTTTTTGTAAGTGTTCCTGGGAGCAGTTCATTAAGTTCAGCATATAATTTTACTTTAGCCGACAACAGTGACGCTACAGATTTTGTAACAGCTTGGTACGCCGCTGGCATTCCATACACAACAGCAACAGTAACAACAGAAGGTTCTATTCAGTTAACTCACACTGAAGGTGGTGAAATTGTTATGACTGATTACGTAAATTCATCATTTGTATCAGATGGTTCAAGTAATGGTTTAATCACAGAGGCTGGTTTTATTATAGGAACAACAACTGGTGTTAAGTTTGGTCCAAGTGTATTTGTAAGTTCTACTGGTATAGCACAAACTTCTACTGATGGTAGTGGTTCAGCCGCAACATTCCAAGCACAATCAGCATACGGCGTTTATTTATTAAATGGTGATGGTGTAACTGCAGGAGGAAGTGGATATGCAGTAGGAGATACTGTAACAATTGCTGGTACAGTATTTGGCGGTACAACACCGACTAACGATTTAGTTGTTCAAGTTACGGCCGTTTCAGCAGGTGCAGTAACAGCAGTAACATATGTATCAGGTAACCCTCCTATAGAATATAGAACTCAGTTAAGTAACTGGGTTGAATTTACTTATACTGCAAACGAAGGTGCTCCAGTAACTGAACCTGCTAATAATACTAACTGGTTCTGGTCTGTTGTTGACCAAGTTGATATTATGGTTCAAAAAGGTGGCGCATGGATTGGCTATGGGAATACTAATTATGATACAACTGGTGCACCATCTTCAACCGGAACAAATACAACTGATCCAAATGGTCCTATCATTAGTGCTACTGCACCTACAACACAAAGTGATGGTACTGCATTAGCATATGGTGACTTGTGGATTGATACAAGTAATTTAGAATTATATCCAGTAATCAGTCGTTGGCAAGCAGTCAACGGTGAAAATACATGGGTATTGATTAATAATACTGACCAAACAGGTTCAACGGGTGTTCTATTCCAAGACGCACGTTGGGCAACAAATGGTACTACAAGTATTACTGATGATCCGATTCCAACAATCGTTAGTTTGTTAACAAGTGATTATTTAGATTTAGATGCTCCTAATCCAACACTATATCCACAAGGTATGTTGTTATTCAACACACGCCGTTCAGGTTATAATGTTAAACAGTATCGTAGTAACTACCTTACTCCAGCTAACTTCCCTGATGAAGGTAGCTACCCAACAGAGACAGCATCTTGGGTAACAGTAAGTGGTAATACTGCAAGTGGTGCTCCTTATATGGGACGTGCGGCACAACGTGCTATGGTTGTTCAAGCATTGCGTTCAGCAATTGATACTAACACAGACATTCGTGATGAAGATAACTACTTTAACTTGATGGCTACTCCTAACTATCCAGAACTACAACCTAACATGGTTGTATTGAATGCGGATCGTGGGGAGACAGGTTACATTATCGGTGATACACCATTAGGTCTTACTGATAGTGCTACTGATATTCAAGCTTGGGCTAACAATGACGCAGGTGCAACATCAACCGGTGAGACTGGTTTAGTTACACGTAACACTTACTTGGGTCTATTCTACCCAAGTGGTATTACAAATGACTTACAAGGTAACGAAGTTGTTGTTCCAGCATCACATATGATGTTACGTACATTCTTACGTAATGACACAATTGCTTTCCCTTGGTTAGCGGCAGCCGGTACTCGTCGTGGTAATATTGATAATGCATTAAACATTGGTTATTTGGATCGTACTACTGGTGAATTTGTAGCAATCAAGACACGTTTAGGAATTCGTGATGTATTGTATATCAATCAAATCAATCCATTAGTGTTCTTCACTGGTGTTGGCTTGTTGAACTATGGCAACAAAAACAGTTTCAATTCACAAAGTGCATTGGACAGAACTAACGTTGCACGATTAGTTAACTACATTCGCCGTCAACTAACATTGGCAGCTAGACCGTTCGTATTCGAACCTAATGATACATTAACACGTAATAGTATTGCTGGTGTTATTCAAACATTGATGGTTGATCTAGTCGCTAAACGCGGTATCTATGATTATCTCGTTCAGTGCGATGATAGTAATAATACCCCGGCAAGAATAGATAGAAATGAATTATGGGTAGACGTTGCGATTGAGCCAGTAAAAGCGGCTGAATTCATCTACATCCCGGTTCGTGTTCTAAACACAGGTGAAATATCAGGTGTATAAATGATGCCCCCGAAAGGGGTATCATCTTAAAGATAAATAAAGATACAGGAGATTAAAAAATGGCAACAGCCTCACAATCATTGTTCAACATGACCGTAGCGTCAGATAACGCAGGTGGAAACCAGGGCTTATTGATGCCTAAACTACAATATCGTTTCAGAGTTACCTTTCTGAATTTTGGTGTTGGAGCTACAGTTGAACTAACAAAACAAGTAATGGATATCAATAGACCACAAATCAGTTTTGAAGAAATTACTTTACCAATTTACAACTCAACATTGTATTTGGCAGGCAGACATAGTTGGAATGAGTTAACAGTTAATTTAAGAGATGATGCCTCAGGTAGTGTTTCTAAATTAGTTGGTCAACAAGTTCAGAAACAATTAGACATGGTAGAGCAAGCATCAGCCGCAACAGGTCAAGATTACAAGTTCCAAACAAACATTGAAATCTTAGACGGTGGTAATGGTACTGCTGTTCCCCAAATACTAGAGACTTGGGAAACCTATGGTTGCTATTTAAAGACAGCTAACTATGGTGCATTAAATTATGGTTCAAATGAAATTGCAACAATTGCATTGACAATACGCTACGATAATGCTATTCAGTCTCCATTGACTTCTGGTGTTGGTACAAACATCGGTCGAATCTTAGGTGGCTCTATTGTTACTGGTATCGGTGCTGGTCAAGGTTAATTGACATTTTAATCCATGTCTGGATTTTTTCAAAATTTACTTAAGGACGCTGCCGGAGGATTCTTCGGCAACGACTACCTGCGTGATTATACTCACGCCGCTAAGACTTTTAGACCAAATGCATATCAGTATGCACCTAAACTTAAATTCTTATTCCATGTATATTTTGAAATAAATCCTGCAGTTTATTCAGTTGGACTTGCGACTGGAACAAACTTTGGATTAGCGGTTAAGACAGTGAAACTACCTTCATATAGTTTTGACACACACGTTATGAATCAATACAATCGTAAACGTATTGTTCAAACTAAAATTAAATATGATCCTATAGACATTGCATTCCATGATGATAACGGAAATAGCGTTCGTAATATGTGGTATAACTATTATACCTATTATTATAAAGATTCAACTAAACCAGTTTCGATAACAGCAGGTCGTGTGGGTCCGCAATTACCAACTAATACACCGTTAAATCTGGCTGCTGATTATAATTCACGCAATATATATAATAACTCAATAGCCGGTGATGCGGACTGGGGATATATAGGTGATACATCAGCCCCATCACAAACATTAAGCAATTCTTCACAGGGTGTTAGTAAAATACCTTTCTTTAAAAACATACAAATATATGGGTTTAACCAACACAACTTTGTG